GGGGGAGGCGGTGGTGCGTTCAGCAGGGCCTGGCGCTTGAGCTCAGCGATCCGCTCCTCGAGCGACGGCTCCTTCTTGGGCTTCTTGGCCCTGACGACCTTGAGGATCGGGCCTGGCTGCTTGGGCGGTGCGGACCGTTGGGCCCCCATCACAGCCCCTCATCGAAGGTGGAGGCGACGATGTTGACCACCCCGGAGTGCTCGACCTTCTCGACGTACAGCCCGGACACCTTCCCCCGGCTCACCTCAGCCGCCACGGCGGGCCCGAACTGCTGGGCCCCGACGGCACCCTCACGCAGCTCCTGCAGGGTGGCGACGTGGTCGAAGAGGCTGATGCCGGTGTAGGTCCTCACGACCTCACGGAGCTGCTCCAGCCGGGCCTTGATCCGGGGGTCCTTGTTCAGGCGCTGCAGGTAGGCGCCGAGCTTTGCCTTTTCCTTCTCGCGGGTCTCGAGGCACACGTGGTCGGGAAAGGCCAGGCGGAAAGCTGCTGAGCAGTTGCCGGTGCGGACGACCTGCAGGCAGTAGACCTCCTCAGGGCCGGTGAGGTTGGTCACTGGGTCCCGACGGTTGACCTCAACGACCTCAGCGGTGAGGACCTCGGGCTTGGGTGGAAGTTGCTTGGCCATAAGTGGGCTACTCCTTACTCGCCGGTGGGTGTGGGTTGGTGGAGAGCGCGTGGAACTTTGCTCTTGGCACCTTGCTCATTGACCTTGGCGGTAGGGTCAATGGTATGATTTTAGCACTCCAGCATTTTTCGGTGGCAAAGGCTCGACGACGCGGAGACGTCAATAATGCGCGCTGGGCCCAGGACCATTGTGCCTCGCTCGAGGTTCTATCACGATGATCTTGGTGCTGAGTCTCAGCTTCATCCATCCATGCCACAGCATTATTGATCTCAGCACTAGGATCAATGATCGTTGCTCGTGGCACATGGACCTCCGCCCCTCATTATAGGCCACGCGGCCCGAGGCACCCAGCACCTTGACCCACGGCAGCACTGCCCCATTAGGGCAGTGAGCTGACCCTCTGGGGCAGTGCTGCCTGTTACTCTTACATTGCACACAGCACCAAGGATGGGGTGAGATGCAATGGTGGCCACGTTCCGTGTGACTTTGCGGGGCGAAACGCTGGCGGATTTCTATGCGCTGTGCAAGGTCTGTGCGGATCATATTGATTAAATATATAGGCTTAACTGAAGGTATTACCTTTTACACATCTCTTTTAAAAAGTTCTAGTAAAAAAAGAAAAAGAGAGATAGAGATAGAAAAAGGGGTAAGAATAGCAAAACGGCTGTGCAAAATTGTAAATTGTAATCAAATGCCTTTCGCCGTATAGGTTATTCTTGCACAGGAATACTGTGCGTTGTGTATAAAGTAGAAGCGATAATCATCACAAATGCATCACATTAATCTTGGCACTAGGATCTATGTGCTGCATTGAAGCAATGGCGAGGGTCAATGGGACGAGGTTTTGTGCTGAGTTATGACTTCACAGGAATGTTACATTACGTAACCTTGCCTTTTAGAACTGAGTTCTATCTGCCTCAACTGCTGGCTTTTTGCGTGGTGCAAAGTTCATAGTTCCCAGTTCAAAGATCAATGAACCTCATTCATCCCATAAACAGAACTCAGTTCTAAATAGAACTTCCTTCCATCAGCGAACCATCTCACCATAAAGCAAAGGACCAAGATCAAACGACCTCGGTCCTCAGCAACCACACATTGGTTTACTTCACTGACGCGACTCGAATCGCCTCTTGAAGGTCGTTGCCATTGTAGATGGTCTCGTAAGTGTCATTGGAGACCACACAGAATCGACCACACAAGAAACCGTCATAATAACCCTCACGAATCGCGTTCGCGTGGGTCTCAGTGTCCCAGTAGATGGAGTGTTCCGTCGTGAGGTGGTAGACTGACGGGCAAGAATCATTTTCCCAAGAACCATCAGAGAAACCTTCGGGTACGTGGAAGTCTTCAGCAACTTCCCAAGGTCCCATGGGGTTGAGGTTTGTGCGGGTCATGTTTGCTCCTTGATGTGAGGTGTGAGTGACTTGCTACATCTTCTATTATAGACCTCCAACACCATTTGTAAACCCCTATTTTCAAAATAATTCAAAAAGTTTGAAGGACCCCGAGGAAGAGATATAGACCACATTGTCACCCGGCCAAGTATCAATGTGCCCACTTTCTAATCACTCAAATTCTTTAAAAAAGATTGAAAATAAAGGTTTACAAGGACCACGACAGACCTATAATAGTAGATGTAGCAAGCAACACCACTCACACCTTCCACCTCACACCTTGCAGGAGCCCCCATGCCCGTCAGCTATCAGGTCATCAACATTCGCACCAAGCAGGTTGTCCGGCAGTTCACCGCCGCCCAGCCTGCCCGGAACCTCCGTGACCGACTGGACCTCCAGCACGGTTCAATCATCCATGTCGTCCGCCCCATCTACGCCTGAGCCCCAGGCACCTTCCATCCCACACCTCTCACCCAGGAGCCTCCCATGGCCACCAAAACCTTCAACACCCGCGACGCCGCCACTGCCTTCCTCCGGAAGCAGGGCATCGACAAGAGCCTCTACAACAACTTCATCAGCAACGTCCGTGGCCAGTTGACCATCGACCTCCTCAAGCTCGACCTGCACCTCAACCCTAAGGCCCCGGCCGTCGAGGAGCCCACGCGCCTCAAGCCGGTTGCCGAGAAGAGCCTCCGCAGCCTAACACCCACCGCTGACCCGGTCGCCAAGCCCAAGGTCCACCCCGTCAAGACCTACGGCTCAGGTCTCGCCGCCCAGATCCGGGAGCTGATCCTCACCACCAAGATGACCAACGATGAGATCTTCCGCCACCTCAACCTCGATGCCGACAAGAAGACCTACCCCGGTTGGTACCGCGGCCAGCTGGCCCGGAAGGCTGCGGCGGCCAAGTGACCAGGACCCGTCTGATTCTCACCGCAGGGCTGGGGAGCCTCCTGGCCCTGCTTGCCTACCACCTTCACGACTTGGTGACCTCATGAACCTCTGGCGCTTCACTCCACGCCGCCTCTTCAGACGCTGGCTTCATCCGCTGGTCGTTAGGCTCATCGCCAGGCGGCTCAGTCGGCACCAACCTGCAGTTGAGACCCACGCGTGGTAAGCGTCCGATAACGTCAAGCAACCGACGCATTCGGTGGGCGCCTGGTTGACTCGCAAGGCCACCGATTATGTCCAATTCCCGAATCTTACTAGGTGATCCAATGCCCAATCCCGAAACCCATTCATGCTGCACCTGTGGATACACCTGGAAGCACGGGCACGATGGGAGCCATTCCTGCTCGGAGCACCTTCGCGCTGCCCTAATCAACCTCGCGCAATATCTCATCACCGTCCGCAGGGTCAATACGCCGGAATGGATGGAAGGGCTTGCAGAGGAAGTGAACAGGGCTTGCGTGACCCTTGGCGATGAGGACCGCTTTCGATTCGACGGGGATTTCCTCCGCCGAATCAAATCCTGAATCTCTTGTCCAGGAGATACCTTGCCACCGATCAGCGCCGAAGATCGACTCGTCTGGGCCTGCATCACGATTGCATCCCTCGTCCTCAATATTTTCCTGCTAGGTCGCGTGGTTGAACGGAAGTCCCGCACCTAGCTTTTGTCCACTGGAGGAACCATGACCCAAGGCATCAAACAATGCCCCCTCTGTGGCGGGACTGACCTGGACCTCCATCGTCCTGCTTTGGATGAGGACCGGAACGTCTACCAGGAAGCCGAGTGCGAGAACTGCGGGGCGACCTGGACCAACATCTACGATTTTTCTCACACCGTCGAAGTCAAAGCAGCCGAGTGAGGCTGTCCAAGAGTGGTCCGACCAACCGGCGCAAGTGGGCACGATGACGGGAAGCCGCCGCCCAGCCACTCAAACCACCAATGTCCATAATCAGCCACCTTACCTAAGGTCATTGATGACTTTCATGAACCCAGACCGTCGTGGTAAGATCACCATGACCACCTTCTGCCGCTACTGCCAGGTCGTCAAGCCCGGAGACAACAACTACCTCGCCACGTGCTACGAGTGTGCCCGAGCAGGTCGGGTCCACAAGCCCGATTGCAACCTTCATAAGTCCTGGGTAAGGCCCCACACCGGGTGGATCTGCGACTGTGGCCTCCTTCCTAAAAAATGATTTGCCGGTGCCAACCCTTCTACAGTACGATCAAGACCCCGAGGTAACCTATGCCCGACGAACCGACCCAGGTGGTAATCATCACCGCTGAGGACTTCACCGAGGACCCGCCCCGCGCGCGGATCAGCACTCCCCACCCCAAGCGGGGGAAGGACAACCCCGCCGTCAAGGCCCGGTGGGACCACTATCGACGTGGTCAGATCTTCCGGGTCTTCAGGCTCGATGGCTTCGGGGACCCTACCGGGGAGCCTCAGTTCATCGAGACCTACGAGCAGCTGGCAAGGGCCCTGGGCCTCAGCCTCTCGACGGTCCGGCAGTACTTCGCCATGGGTGGTGGCAAGTTCAAGCACGTTGTCGACGGGGTCCAGGTTGAGGTGACCCGCGGGCGGGTGGTCCATGGCGGTGAGTAACAAGCCCGCTTCATCCAAGCCTTTTGCTAATGCCCGCCCCAAGCTCGTCGACCTGGCGGAGGCCAAGCTCAGGTCGTCGGGCCTCACCCTGGGGGACGCAGCCAGCCTCGCTGTCGAGGTCCGTGAGCACAATCGTCTGCCTGAGGAGTACGGCGCCCACAAGGACCCCCGCCCCGTCCTGCTCTTCAACTACCTGCACCCGGCCACCGGTGAACCCCTCCGCCACGCCCCTGGGCTTCCACCAGCCAGCCGCGTCCGCCACCTCGGGCCACCACCCAAGGGCTTCGACGGCAGCCCCGGCAAGGACCCGTGCAGCTACCTGGGTCCTACCGACCTACCGCCCGCCGCTTACTTCCCCGCCAACGTCGATTGGGCCACGATCCTCCACGACCACACGGTGCCGCTCATTATCACTGAAGGGGAACTTAAGGCGGCGAAGGCCTGCAAGGAGGGGTTCCTCACGATCGGCCTCGGTGGCGTGTGGTCGACCAAGAGCCAGCGGTTCGGGTGCCCGTTCCTCCCCAGCCTCCAGCTGGTCGAGTGGGCCCGGCGGGTCGTGACGATCATCTTCGACTCTGACCTGAAAACCAACACCTCGGTGGCGGCCGCTGTCAACGACCTGGCCGACCTCCTTGCCCAGCGTGGGGCCATCGTGAAGACCGCCTTCATCCCCTCAGACGGCGCCAAGGTGGGGCTCGATGACCTGCTCCTCCTGCCTGATGGGAAGCAGACCCTCGAGGACCTGCTGGTCACAGCCAACTTCTTCGGCTACACCACGTCCCTATGGGAGCTGAACCAGCGCTATGCCTTCGTGCGTGACACCTCGACCGTCCTGGTGCTGCATTCGCCTGACGTGGTGAAGCTCGTGGACCGGGATAAGTTCACCGGTGCCCTTGAGTCGAATCGCTACTGCTATGCCGTCGAGCTCGATAAGAATGGGGAGCTGGTCAGGAAGCAGATCAAGGCTGCCAAGCACTGGCTGAACTGGCCGCTCAGGCACGAGGTGAGCCGCCTGACCTATGAGCCAGGCGAGGGCAAGCTCATCCAGCGGGTCGGGGACGACTACGGCGAGTGGAACGTCTGGCCCGGCTGGGGATGCCACCCGGTGGCAGGGGACGTCAAGCCGTTCCTGGAGCTTTTCAAGTTCATGACCCAACACATCGAGCCCGACGAGGCCAAGTGGTTCATGCAGTGGCTCGCCTACCCCGTCCAGGTGCCAGGGACCAAGATGAACTCAGCGGTCATCCTCCACGGCCGGCAGGGCATCGGCAAGGGCCAGTTGGCGAAGGCCATGAGCCTCATCTACGGGAAGAACTACGGCAAGATCACCCAGCAGCAGCTCAAGAGCAACTTCAACGGCTGGGAGGTGCGTAAGCAGTTCATCTTCGGGGACGAGGCCACGGGGACCGACCACGCTGACCAACGGCAGTACGCGGCGGCCCTCAAGGACATCGTGACCCGGAATGTGACGACCGTCAATGAGAAGTATGTGCCAGAGTACGAAATCCCCGCCAAGGCGAACCTCATGTTTGCCTCGAACGAGGCAGACGCCTTCAAGCTAGACGCGGACGACCGCCGGTTCTTCGTGGTGGAAGGACCTAGGACCCCCGCCAGCCGGGAGTTCTACGACACCCTAGCGGACTGGCTCGCTGACGAGCAGTCAGGGCCGGCCCTCTTCCACCACCTGCTCGAGGTCGATGTCCGTGGCTTCAACCCCTACGCAGACCCACCAAGGACCCAGGCCAAGGTGCACATGATCACCGCCACCGAGTCCGACCTGGGTGCCTGGTGCCGCCTGTTGCTCGAGGACCCTACGGCGGCCTGCATGCGGGGCTGGACCCAGTGTGACCTCATGACGACCAAGCAGGTGCTGGCCCATTACCTCGCCTACAACAACCTGAGCGGTAAGGCCCCTTCCCTGGCGGCCATCAACAACACCCTCAAGGAGGTGGGGGCTGTGAAGGCCTGCAGGGACATGGTGATTGCGGATTCCAGCGGGTCGAGGTCACGTTACTTCGCCATCGCCAATCAGGAGATCTGGGCAGCGGCCCGTCAGGACCGAGCCCAAAAATACTTGAAGACAATTCATAAATAATCAGTTTCAATTGGTCTATAATTCTCTTAACCCCGCGGGCCGTGCCCGTAGTCAACAAGGAGGCCTCATGGCCGTCGATGTGAAAGCCCTCAAAACCGAAGTGAAGGCCTTGGCCGCTGAGCTGAAGGCCGCTGACAAGCTCGCCAGCACCCACCTCAAGGCCGCTGACAAACTCCGCGTGAAGCTCGAGAAGCTGACCGCTAAGCTCACCGCTGCGACCCCTGTCAAGGCCGTCGAGTAGCCCTTCACCAGGCGGCAACGGCTGCCACCCACTGGGGTGCTAATCGACCTGGGCATCCTTCTCGGCTCAGCACCCCAGTGGTTTCATTCAGGAGCAGACATGAAGTGCTACATCGTGAAGGCCATTGGCAAGGACGGCCGTAGCAAGGGTCACCGCTTCGCCGGAACCAACGCTGACGCCCGTGAGACGAGGGAGGTCCTCATGGCTACCTTCGGCCTCAAGAAGAAGGACGTCTCCATCGATGCCACCGAGATCCCCACCGCCAAGGCCGACCTACTCGAGTTCGTCAACCAACTGCTGGTCAAGCAGGACGTGGCGGTTTGACATGCTCATCGCTAAGTGTGACCGCTGCGGCTCCACCCAACCCATCAGCAAGCTGAGCCTCCCCATCGGCTGGTTCGACATCAAGGGGCTCCCCACCGAGTACAGCAGCCAGCAGCTCTGCACCATCTGCGTCGCGAAGTTCATGGCGTGGGTGGACCCCAATGGTGAGGTCCTGGGTGAGCCCAAGGACCAGACGCAGTTCTGCGAACATGCCGACCCCACTTGATGCCGTTGGGCTCCCTAACACAGCCTCCGAGTACGAGGTCAAGGCTTGGTGGCGGGGAAGGGCGCAGGAGCTCCACCCCGACCTGGGTGGGGATCCTGTGGTCTTCCAGCAGACCCATGAGGCCTACCTGAGGGCCCTCGACTACGTCTCGACCAAGGCTTGCCCAGTCTGTGGCGGCAAGGGCTACGTGGACCATGTCCATGGATTCTTTGCCCTCAAGGTGCTCTGCCCGCGAGGTTGCAAGAAAAAATAGATCGAAAATAGGGGTTTACAATTGACCAGCCAGGCCTATAATTGATCTTGTAGCCACTCACACCTTTCACCTCACAGGAGCCTATATGTCCAACCTCACCAAGCGGCCATCCGCTGAGATCCAAGAAGCCATCGACACGATGGAACACCCCAACTTCTGCCGTGACTGCGGTGAGTTCGTCGACTCGTACTCAGCCGATTGCACGGTGTGCCACGGTGACAGCGGCATGCTCCGCACCGAGGACATGACTTACTACCTCGAGTGTGCCCTCGAAGATGAAGGAAGGAGCTGACCATGGCCACCGTCAAGAAGACCTACAAGTTTCCCAAGCAGATCGGTCTCTGCGCCGACCTCCTCTACACCCTCAAGGCTAAGCGCCTGGTCGAGAACAAGACTGTTCTCGAGATCAAGGCGGAGGAGACGGCCCTCAAGACCTACATCATCGACACCCTACCCAAGTCCGAGGCCACTGGGGCCACTGGCAAGCTCGCCCGGGTCACCATCGTGCAGAAAAGCCGACCGGAGGTCAAGGACTTCGAGGCCTTCGTGAAATACTGCATCAAGAACAAGCGCCTCGACCTACTTACCAAATCATGCAGCCCCGAGGGCATCTACGAGCTGTGGGAGGCCGGCAAGGTCGTCCCTGGCATCGAGGAGTTCAAGTACAAGTCCATCAGCCTGAACAAGGTGTGACCATGTTCACCTTCGTCCCCTGCTTCCTCACCCACCGCGCCCGCCTGGGTCGGTGGCACCACCGGCCTAGCGGTTTCTAGGACGTCTGACACCTCACACCAAGGAGCCCTTATGGCCCGCAAGCCCGCTGAAACCACACAACTCAACACCTGGGACGAGCAGCTCGCCAAGGATGCCCAAGTTGCCGCCAAGATGGAGGAGTCCACGGCCAGTGGCAACTTCTTCAGCACCAAGGGTGGGCGCCTGTCCTTCAACGACAACCGCCTCCCCAACGACGAGATGGCCGTCGTCATTCTCGATCACGTGCTCGAGAACATCTTCTTCGAGTCCGCCTTTGACGCCGACAACCCGCAGGGGCCCACGTGCTTCGCCTTCGGCCGAGATGAGAAGGAGCTGGCGCCTCACGACATCGTTGTCGACAAGCAGTGTGCCACCTGCCACGGCTGCCCCCAGAACGAGTGGGGCTCCGCTGAGCGTGGCCGTGGGAAGGCCTGCCGTAACATCCGTCGGCTCGCCGTCATCAGCGCTGGCACCTTGGACAAGGACGGCCGGTTCGAGATGCATGACCCCGAGCAGTTCGAGAAGAACCAGATCGCCTACCTGAAGATCCCCGTCACGTCGACTAAGGCGTATGCAGCCTTCGTCAAGCAGGTGGCGTCCGCCCTGTGTCGTCCCCCCTACGGCATCTTCACCAAGATCAAGCTCAACCCCGACGATGACAACCAGTTCACCGTCAGCTTCGAGGTCCTAAGCAAGATCCCGGACAAGCTGGGGGCCACCATCATCGCCCGCCACAAGGAAGCGGCTGACAGCATCATGTTCCCCTACGTGCCATTCGAGGCGTCGGCGGAGCCCAAGCCCCAAGCCAAGGGCAAGAAGCCGCTGCCCAAGAAGCCTGCTGGCAAGAGCCGGTTCTAAGTTCATTGAACAGAGGGGACCTTCGGGTCCCCTCGATTGAGTGAACCAAGGAGGTAGGATGAAAGTAGCAACCCAAAACATGCTGAGGAACTGGGCCAGTTTGAATGACGCCCTGATGAATGGGGACGAGAAGCTCGCCCGGCTGCTGCTCGCCATGGAGCAAGCCGGTGAGAAGCGGGTGACATTCCTCAACCGGATCTACAGCCGTATCAACAAGCTCCGGGCGGATCGTGAGCGTGGGGCCCTCAATGGCTAAGGTGCCCAAGCCACCCACGGTGGACTTCGAGTCGTTCAAGATCGAGGGTCGCCCGGTCTACCCGCCAGTGCCGGTCGGGGTGAGCATCAAGACCTTCGGCCAGAAGGCCCGCTACTACGCCTGGGGCCATCCCACCAAGAACAACTGCGGGGTCGACGACGCCATCGCCGCCCTACGTGAGGTGTGGGAACACCCCGATGGGGTCCTGTTCCACAACGCCAAGTTCGACCTCGATGTTGCTGAGACCCACCTGGGCCTGCCCATGCTGCCGTGGGACCGGATTCATGACACCCTCTTCCTGCTGTTTTTGAATGAGCCTCACGAGGCCCAGGCCCTGAAACCAGCGGCCGAGCGGCTCCTCAACCTCCCGCCTGACGAGCAGGACGCCGTGGCCGACTGGCTCGTAGCGAATCAACCGGTGACTGGTATCAAGATCAGCAGATCCTACAAATCCGAGCACCCATCAGGCGCCTACATCGCCTACGCCCCAGGTGATCTCGTCGGCACCTATGCGAATGGCGACACCGAGCGGACCGAGAAGCTCTTCAAGCTGCTCCACAAGCGGGTGCTCGACGCTGGTATGGCAGAGGCCTATGATCGCGAGCGTCAGATGCTCCCCATCCTCCTGCAGATGGAACGGGACGGGGTACCGGTCGACCTTGAGCGCCTGGCGCAGGACGTGGAGAATTACAACCGCCAACGCGACGTTCTGACTGAGTGGATCCTCAGGCGGCTCAAGATCAAGGACCCTGGGTTCAACCTGGACAGCGGGGACCAGCTCGTGGAGGCCCTGGTCAACAGCAAGAAGGTCGACCCAGTCATGCTGGGCAAGACCCCCAAGGGCCAGTGGAAAACGGACAAGGATAGCTTGGACATCGCCGTCACCGACCGGGTGTTGTTGGGCATGCTGAAGCACCGGACCCAACTCGGCACCTGCCTCAAGACCTTCATGATGCCCTGGTTGAAGACCGCTCAGCAATCCGGCGGGGTCATCTACACCCAGTGGAACCAGACCCGTGCCACTGACTCTGGTGGCTCGGTGGGGACCCGGACAGGTCGGCTGTCGTCGACCCCCAACTTCCAGAACATCCCCAAGGAGTTCAAGCCGATCTTCCGTCACGAGGAGCTCAACCCAACGAAGGCCAAGCTGCTCCCGGTGGCACCCCTCGACCTCCAGCCGCTCCCTCAGGTCAGGTCCTACGTGGCCGCACGCCCAGGTATGGTGCTGCTTGACCGCGACTACAGCCAGCAGGAGCTACGGATCCTCGGCCACTTTGAGGATGGGGTTCTCAGGGAAGCCTACGAGGAGAATCCCTGGTTGGACGTGCATGATTTCGCCACCACCATGCTGCAGGCCGACTATGGCCTCTTCCCCGGCCAGACCCACGACGAGGCCAGAAAGCCGGTCAAGAACACAGGTTTCGGTCTGATCTACGGCATGGGGATTGGGAAACTCGCCCTGAAGTCCGACATCACGGTGGATGAGGCGAAGCGGGTAAAGGACGCCTATTTGGCCATCTTCCCCGGGCTTCGGGACATGTACGGCGAGATGAAACGGCGGGCCAAGGCCGACGAGCCCATCCGGACGTGGGGTGGACGGGTCTATTACTGCGAGCCACCCAAGGTCATCGACGGCCAGCTCCGCCACTTCGACTACAAGATGCTGAACGTCCTCATCCAGGGGTCAGCCGCTGACTGCACCAAGGAGGCCGTCATCCGCTACTGGGCCGCTAAGCCTGCCAGCCACCAGCTGCTCCTCACGGTCCATGATGAGCTCCTGGTCATGTGCCCCAAGGACGAGGTTGACTTCGGCATGCGGCTCCTCCAGGAGGCGATGGACGGCATCAAGTTTGGTGTCCCTATGCTCTCTGAGGGCAAGACCACCCCGACCAACTGGTCGACCCTGAAGACCTACGACAAAGGAGGTCGGCGTGCCGACTAAGCCCATCAAGAAGTTTGTGGCCTGGAGCTTCTCCCGCCTCAACAACTACCGTAAGTGCCCCTTCCGTGCCAAGCTCGTCTACCTCGACAAGGTGGCTGAGCCGGAAGGTCCTGCTCTAGTGGGTGGCCATGAGGCTCACACCCAGGCTGAGGAGTTTGTCACCAAGAAGTTGAAGGTGCTGCCTGACCGGCTGAAGCTCTTCAAAAAGGAGTTCACCCATCTGCTCAAGCAGGAGGTGAAAACCGAGGCACAGTGGGCCTTTGATAGTCAGTGGAGACCCGTGGAATGGTTCAGCAAGGACTGCTGGGTCCGGGTCGTCGTCGACGCCTATTACATCACTGACAAGGCGCCTCACACCAAGACGCGGAAGGACATCGGGCCGGGGTCCTGCAGCATGCTGAAGATCGTGGACTACAAGACCGGGAAGGTGCGCGAGGAGTCCAGGGAGCAGTTGAGCCTCTACGCCCTGGCGGCCTTCAGCAAGTACCCCCTAATCGACGAGGTCGAGGCGGAGTTCTGGTACCTTGACCAGGGTGAACTCGTCAAGCTCGTCTACTTCCGCAAGGATGTGGAGGCCCTGAAGAAGGAGTGGGCCGCCAAGGTGATGCCCATGATGGGGGACCGCTTCTTTGCTCCACGGCCTGGAGATTACTGTCGCTGGTGCCCGCACGCTAAGAGCAAGGGCGGAAGGTGCAAGTTCTAAGATGTCGCCATATCGAATGGTTAGGTATCTAAGATCAAAGCACGTGACTAGAATTTGTAGGACGTGCCGAACAGCCATAACCCCTGGTGACTTGTTTTTTATGGTGACCTTTCTTGGCGGTTCGGCACCGACACAGTTTTTGTGTGACCAATGCCCGCCGCCCGGAGGCGACCGTGTTAGAGAGCATTATCGAGACTGACGCCTGTCAGCGGATCCTTGATGAGCTGGGGGTTGAGAACCTGAAACTTAACGTGAAGGGTAAGATTGGTTTCCCCGATCGTCTCTTCTGGCTTCCAGGAGGTCGCCCTTTTCTCATCGAGTTCAAGCGGGTGGGTGAAGAGCCACGGAAGATCCAGACTCACATCCATAAGAAGTTGAAGAAGCTCGGGTATCAGATTGAGGTGCATGATGACGTTGAGTCAGCTTTTCGCGCGGTGCAGCGAGCCCTGGAAGCCGCACAAGTACCAAAAAACCGGGGTTAAGTTCCTCCTGGAGCACGCCTGCGCCGGGATCTTTGCGGACCCGGGCCTCGGCAAGACTAGCATTACCCTGGCGGCCATCACCTTCCTGAAGAAGCGAAAGCTGATCGGGAAGGTGCTCATCGTGGCCCCCGTCCGGGTCTGCCACAATGTATGGCCCAAGGAGATCCTCAGGTGGTCGGACTTTAAGCACCTCACCTGTACCGTCCTCCACGGGCCCCACAAGGAACAACTGCTGAAGCAGGACACCGACATCCACCTCATCAACCCTGAGGGTCTGGACTGGCTCCTGGGGTTCGAGAAGACCCGCTCCGTCAGGACCAACAAGGTCAAGGTCGACGTCGACGTGGCAAGGTTCAAGAAGCTGGGCTACGACGTCCTGGTGATCGACGAGCTCAATAAGTTCAAGCATTACAACAGCAACAGGTTCAAGGGATTCAAGTTGGTGCTCCACACCTTCGGCCGCCGGTGGGGCCTGACGGGGTCACCAGCCGCCAATGGCCTCATGGACCTGTTCGGGCAGATCTACATGCTGGACCTGGGGAACAGCCTGGGGCGGTTCATCACCCACTTCCGCAGCCAGTTCTTCGTACCAGACCGGAACGGCTTCGCCTACGAGCTACAGCCCGGTGGGGAGGAGCGGATCTACGAGAAGATTGAGCCCATCGTCATTCGGATGGGGGACGACCTCATCGACATGCCCGACCTGGTGCCCCACGACATCATGGTCCAGCTGCCTGACAAGGTGCGAAAGATTTACGACGAGCTGGAGAAGGAGCTCATCGTGGCACTTGACGACCGGCTGGTGACGGCTGCCAACGCTGGGATCGTCAGCATGAAATGTCGACAGGTCTGCTGCGGGGGCATCTACCTCGACCCCAAGACCCTGGACAACGGCCTTCAAGCCCCCAAGTCTGAGCGGGAGTGGGTGAACCTCCATGAGGCGAAGACCGATGCCCTGCTGGACCTCGTGGATGAGCTGCAGGGCGAGCCTTTGCTTGTGGCCTACGACTTCCAGCACGACCAGGACCGATTGCGGAAGGCGTTCCCCAAGGGGGTCTTTGCCAGTGACTTCCCTGCCAAGAAGTTCAGCCAGATCGAGGACAAGTGGAATGCCGGCAAGATCCCGCTGCTGTTTGGGCACCCAGCCTCCATCGGCCACGGCCTGAACCTGCAGGGGGCCGGGCACCACGTCGCGTGGCACTCACCCACCTGGGACTACGATCTCTACGACCAATTCATTCGTCGGGTCTACCGCCAGGGAAACAAGCACAAGCGGGTCTTTAACCATCGTCTTATTGTCTCGGACAGCATCGAGGAGGTCATCTACATGGCCATCGAGCAGAAGAGCACGGGGCAGCAGTCGTTGTTCAAAGCACTTATTGATCTGGCCTCGTCACGAAAAAAGGTCCAAAAATAACAGTTTACAGAGTCAGCTGTGGGCCTATAATTTAGATATACCGAGGAGCAACCATGGCGAAACCTGCCTCAAAGAAACCCACCACCGTGGTGGCCAAGAAGCTGCCTGCGGGGGTCCCACCTGGGAAGCCCAAGGAGATCCTGGCCGACGACGTCAAGCATCAGACCCGCTTCTGCTTCGACCACGAGCAGCGCACGTGTCTTGTGGTGAGCCAGGATGAAAGCATCACCAAGTTCATCCCACTTGAGACTGAGTCTGGGCTCTGTATTTGCTCCACCAGCACCGCTCAGTTCACTGAACGCTTCAGGACCGTCCCCAACCACAGCCTCTCTCGGGGAGCCGCGGTTTATGCCCGGTACGCAGTTGAGATAGGGGCTACCACCGAGGTGATGACCTTCCTAGGCAACTTCACCAAGATCACTTCACAGGAGGTCGCCATGGCGACGAACCGCAAGAAGGCCAACGAAGATGCGGCCACCACGAAGAAGGTCGTGGCTAAGGCCACCGCCAAGAAGCAGCCTGAGCCCAAGGCTGAGAAGGCCCCCTTCAAGGGTGGGAAGCCGACAGCTACCCCCACCAAGGTGACCGAGACCCACAAGCCGTCGGGCGAGAAGAAGCTCACGGCCAGCAAGATGTTCTGTGACCTCATCATGGAGGGGAAGCTCTCCGACGACAAGATCTTCGAGAAGGTCCAGGCCAAGTTCGGCCTCGACGAGTCGAAGCGTGGCTACGTGCGCTGGTACAGGAAGGATCTTCAGAAGAAGGGGATGAATCCCCCGGAGGCAAAGTAACATGACCTCCGACGCGGTCGTGGACCTCATCTTCAAGCTCCAAGCAGTTTGGGCTGGGATCCACGGCCGTTGTAATTCGCCCAAGCACAGATCTTGGAAGGACTACGGGGCGAAGGGCATCACACTCTGCTCAGAGTGGTCAGGGCGCTCCGGTAGTGTTAACTTTGTGAAGTGGGCAATTATCAATGGCTATAAGTATGGCCTTGACATCGATCGCATCGACAACACCAAGGGTTACAGCCCGACGAATTGTCGGTTTGTTTCGCGACAGGTAAACTGCTGGAACAAATCCAACAATCTTCTTCTGACTTTTCAAGATGAGACTAAGTGCTCTGCAGAATGGGGTGCAGATCCCAGGTGCGTAGTGCCTAGCAATCAGTTCCAACAACGAATCAAATGTGACTGGCCCATCGACCGGGCTCTGTTCACACCGCTCAGAACACACCCCACCCAGGAGGACTAGATGGTCCAGCGTAAAGAGAAACACCGTGATGACCGTGACTATGATCAGACACAGCTCAGGGAGGCTGGACATGGTAGAACCCTTGCCAGGGACTACTCCGCCCACTTTTTTCGCTGGTCCTTCGCCCGTCGCTTCGTCAAGCCCAACCACGACGTGCTCGAGATTGGTTGCGGTGAGGACCGGCCCCTCAGCAAGATCCTGACTGGTGGGGCTGCGGCCCACGTCAACACCTACGTGGGTGTGGACCTGAACAAGCTGAAGCCCTCGGCGTCCCAGCGACTCACCTTCCATGGCGAGTTCAACTTCGTGGAGCGCTACAAGGAGCTGCTCAAGGCCAAGCCTGAAAGGTTCGACGTCGTGGTCCACTACGAGGTCATCGAGCACATGCGTGTGGAGCTCGGAGCCAAGCTGCTCAAGGCCTGTTTCGACAGCCTGAAGGTCGGCGGTGTCATGCTGATGTCGACCCCCTGCTACGACGGGAAGCGCCACGCTGCCAACCACATCCACGAGTACACCGTCCCCGAGCTTCAGAAGGCGGCTGAAAAGGCTGGCTTCGTGGTGGAGCGGCGGTTCGGCACCTTCATGGACATCAAGCACATCAAGAAGCACCCGGACAAGGCGGTGGGCCAGGTGGCGGCAATGCTCGAGGAGTATTTCGACAGTGACGCCATCTCGAACATCTTCGGCCCACTATTCCCTGACCAGGCCCGCAACAACCTGTGGGTTTGCCGGAGGGTCAAATGAGTCTCAAGTCGTGGTTTAAGAGCGTGTTCTTCAGGGACCCAGGTGGCCCCACCTACGTCGACCAGGAGACCCTCGACGTCGAGCAGTTCTTGGCGCGATTTGGTCACCTCACTCGACCACCCTTTCCCGCCCACCTCACCCGTCGGAAGCTATTCGAGCGGTTGGAGTGCATGCAGGAAGAGCTCGATGAGTTCAGGGAGGGGGTTGAGCTCCAAGACCTCGCTGCCCAGGCCGATGCCCTGATTGACCTCGTCTACTTTGCCAAGGGGACCGCCATCATGCTGGGCCTGCCCTGGGAGGAGCTCTGGTCCGACGTCCATGGAGCCAACATGGACAAGATCCCCGGGGTCGGCAAGCGCGGACACAGGGTCGACCTGATCAAGCCCATGGGGTGGGTGCCACCTATGACCCTCATGATTTTGTATGAGCACCAGTATAACCGCCTCCTGTTTACCAATGCCCACGACCAAGTACTTGAGGGGCTGTGCCGTGATGACGTCTAGGACAGTCACAATCTTTGAGGGCCCGGACGGCGGGGGTAAAACAACTGCTGCTCGAGAGTTTGCCCACCACACAAGGGCGGCCTACATCCACTTCAGCAATTTGCCAGCCATCGGGCCAGGTCTTGCCCGCTGCTACGTGGAGGCCCTGCTACCCGCGCTCCTGGGTTACCAGGACGTTGTTCTTGACCGCTGCTGGCTGTCTGAGCAACCGTACGGTGAGGTCTTCCGTGGGGGCAGTCTCAGGTTCGGGAGACCCACGGCCCGGATGCTAGACCGTCTCGCCATGCGCTGCGGGGCCGTGGTTGTGATGTGTCTGCCTGGTGAAGAGGTGGCTGTGGCTAACTTCAACAAGCGGCGGGCGGCTGAGATGCTCACTGACGAGGCCCAACTACGAGCTGTCTACCGACGCTACGCGGCGCACGGGCTAACGGACCTGCCGGTCTATCTCCACAACTACACCTACCAGGACGTCCGATTGGAGCACTCCACCCTTCTGCCACAGCTCAGGACCCCACTTCACCCCGCCCTGGTGAGGTCCGCTGGTAACCTCGAGGCCAAGGTCGTGTTGGTGGGTGAATCATTCGCCCAGCACAAACCAAATGATGCCTACTATCAGTGGCCTTTCGCTAGCTTCAGCAACGGCGGATGCAGCCAGTGGGTTACGCAGCAGCTTTTGGAGGCCGACATCAGCGAGCAGGAGCTGATGTGGGTCAACGCCGACCAACTCAATAAGCATTCTACCTTCCAGCCGCATCAGCGGGTCATTGCGCTGGGGCAGAAGGCCCACCAGACCCTCCAGCAGTTGGGTCTCGACGATGTCATGGTCGAGCATCCTCAATTCTGGAAACGCTTCCACGCCAATGAGCCCTACCGCCTCACTGAAGTCATCAAGGAGCTCCTGTGAATCTCACTGCACAATCGGCCAATGATGCTTGGCTTCGGGCCCTGGGCATGCTTCTCTACCGCGGCCAACGGGTGGCCCCGCGGGGTATGGGCACCACGGAGTTGCCCCACCTGACGTCGATCGTGGACATGCACCGTCCAGTCCTGACCATTCAGGAGCGGAAGCTCAACTATCGGTTCATGGCCGCTGAGGCCTACTGGATCCTGTCGGGGGATGACTCGGTGGAAGGCGTTGTGCCCTACAACAGTCAACTACTAAAATTCAGCGACGACGGTGAGAGCTTCGCCGGGGCCTACGGGCCACGCATTGCCGCCCAGCTCGACTACGTGGTAGAGACCCTCGTCAAGGATCCGATGAGCCGCCAGGCGGGGCTCACCATCTGGACCCCCAACCCGCAGCCGAGCAAGGATATCCCTTGCACGGTGGCCTTGTGGTTCCAGCTGCGTGGTGGGGTCCTGGATGTCCACGCCTTCATGAGGTCCAACGATTTCTGGCTGGGGTTCCCCTACGATGTCTTCAACTTCAGCATGGTGGGGCACCTCGTGGCAGGTCTTCTGCGAGAATATTCAGTGGAGGCCGAGGCCGGGGCCCTTTATCACACGGCAGTATCAGCACACATTTACGACGAGCACCTGCCGCTGGCTAATGAGATCTGGCACGGTGGCCACTATCCGTCAGGCTGCATGAATCAAGGCCCGGCCAATATGGAGCCAGTGAAGCTCATGGCCCTCCTCCGAGACCTCAGGGAGAAGGGCAACGAGCAGCTCAGGTGGTGGTAGTAATTACTTTACAGCGGCGTTGATGGTGTCGTCTTTCTTGGCGGAACCAGCGCTGCTTCCAAAGTAATAACTGACAATGCTGACCCAGGCACCACCAAGGGCGCCCAACATGATGTTCAACATGTCTTTGTTTGCCGCAGGTACATTCCATTTCATCATGAAAATCATCAGCCCAAAGAATCCGATCGTTACCCCATAGGCCAAGATCCGTGGGGTCATGTCCTTGGTCTGGATCTCACGGTTCCTGGCTGAGTCACGGTCCTTGTAAGCTATCTCCTCCAGGTCCGCGATCTGCTTGTAGCCCATTTCCATCATCTTGAGCTTGAAGGTATCCTCCGATTGGCGCAGCGCAAGGAACTGCTCGCCAGTAAGGGACCCAGCTGCTGCCAGCTCCGCCGCCTTCTGCGCATTTTCCAGCGATGGAGCGAGGCCTGCAGCTTTGCACACGGCATCGATCGCAAGCCCGGCCGCTGGTCCTCCAAGTGCTGTCGCGATCCACGGTGCCACCTTTCCAATGGTGCCTTTCCAATCGAAGGCGGCCATCACTTACCGCCCTTCTTCTTGCCGTGGTAGTTCTTCTGGCCGGGGGCTGCTTGGGCCTTACGGGCGAGGTTCCCGATGACCCCACCGGGGACCCCTGCCGCCTTGAGCTGAGCGGACCGTCCGCCGTACCCGAGCTTGTTGCTCTTACCCTTGAAGGACCCAGACTTCTTGACGGTAGGCATGGAGAACCTCCTTTTAGGTGTTAGTGATAACGGCGACCTTGAATGCTTGGTTCTTGGGGACTCCGAAGTACTCGGTGGTGTTGGCCGCCATCCGCCTGGTGGTAGCGGTGGCCGTGGGGTTGGTACCGAAGGCGATGCTACAGATGGCATCGGCGTGTACCCGCACGTAGGTGGTGGCTGCGTTGAGCGCGTTGGACTGGACAGACCCAGCTCCGATGGCCACCGTCTGCTCCGCCAGAGGTGGCTCAAGGGTCATGCTGTCGATTGTGAAGTTACGACCATCCTGACCGCGCTGCGAAAATTCGGTAACGTAAAGGACTGACATGACTACCTCCGTTGGCGCTGAATATCAGCGATCTTGTTGACGGTTGCCTTGATTTCCTTGATGTCGTCCCGCATCTCGGAACGGTCCCGCACGGCTACCTGCTCCACAGCCTGGGCGTGGTCGATGATGCCCTTGTCTACGGCCTTTAGAACCTCTACCTGACCCTCCGTGACTGTCTGGCGACGGTCATTCAGGATGAGGGCCCCTGTGAGGGTTACCGTCAGGCCAATAATGGCCAGGACCGACGGGACGTTGATGGTGAACTCAGCTGACCATTTCCGGCGCTCTGGCATACAGCAGTCCTCCCCGTCCTCAACAGGACATGGCTTCTGTGGTGGGTGTTGGCGGTGGTCAGGCATGGTCAACCCGCGGCTGGAATAGGTGGGAGGGCAGCGGCTCGCTTGAGCCACCCGGTCAGGAACTTTTGTGAGGCGGGACGGTTAGCAACAATGGTCTGGTAGTACTTGGTGGCCTCATCGACGAGGACCTGGAGCATCTTGGCTGGAGCCACAGAGTTGACCGCCATTAGGGTCTGGGGGCCCAGTCGGCCGTCGATCTCCAAAGACGCCCCAAGCGTGTTGAGCCCGTCCTGAAGCAAGCGCACCACCGAGCGAACACCCATATTGACCCCCAGGTCAAAGAGCTTCGTGGCAACCTGCTGGTCATCCACCCCGTCGAAGCGCCAATAGTCCTTGTGATAGATCGCGGCTACCTGGTCCTGGGTGATGGTGCGCAGGGCTTCCTTATCGGGAATCCCGTGCTGCTGGGCCACGGCCAGGGTGATGCCGAAGTTGGTGGCGCCGCCCGGGTCCGCCGGGTCATCGCTCCACCCGCCCTCATGCTTGAGGACCCATGGGAGGGCTTCCACGAAGGAGGCCATTAGGCCAAGTTCCCGTTGGACTTCCAAGCCGCAGCGACACCGACACCGGAAGCGGTGGCATAGAAGACCGCAGGGGCACCGGAGGCAGGGCTAGTCCGCTGGAAGATCGTCCCCTGATACCATTTCCCGGTGGTGGGTGTGGCCCCGCCGGTTGACCGCAGAATGAACTCACCGAACCCGCTGGATCGATTAGCCACGTAGGCCGTGTTGGTATAGCTGCAGGTGTCATGGTAGATGACCGCCTGGGCGTTGTCACTGAAGCCGATATTGTCGTCTGACCCAGCGAACACCACGTTGGTGAAGTGGGCGATACCACCCAGCATTGTGACCACGGCGGTCATGCTGGTGAGGTTCATGATCTTAAGGGTGCCATAATTATAGAGTTTCCGACTGACGGAGGTGATATTCCCACTGGTCTGCCCGTCGATGGTGAGCTTGCCGTAGTTAGTGACAATCGCTGTGATGTCTAAGTTGAAGGTCGCCAGACGAATGGTAATGTCGGCGCCATGCAGATTGATAGGCGAGGACATCGCTACGTTCTTCTGCGCGGTGATGACCACCGGGGTCTTGGTGGTGGAACACCACGCCAATGCCTCGTCCAGTGAGATGAACTTGAACTTAGATGGTAGGTTCACATTCCCGACGATTATGTTGATGGTGGGTGAGATCTCACCGGTCAAGATGCCGTAATGTGAGGAAATTTTCCGGCTCCAGGTGGCTACGTCTGCGACCGAGTTCAGCGACAGGGTGCGGAATCCACCGTTAGAACTTTCATCAGTCACAGCGGACATGTCGGTGACGTCTTCACATTCTACGAAGCAATTCGGGGCGTAGACATACATATTCCCGCTGTTCTGGAACTTGACGTCCCTCAGGACGATGTTCCCGTGATTATACTGGCCAATGTTGATGTACTTACACCCGTCAACCGTGCACGAGTAAAGGCCACCGATCACCAACAACCCAGGTTGGGGCAGTGAGTCGAACGGAATGCTCCCACCGTTGGGGTAGGCGACCATGTACGCCAGCACAGCTGTGCTGTTGACGGTGCCCCACCACCCAGACTCGCTGTAGCAGCCGATCAGGGTCGCCAGACCCGTCCCAAAGGTGCGCCCAGGGGTGGGGTCATACTTGACAACGGCATGGTTGTGGGTGGCGTCGATGGCCTGGTAACCCGCGACCTCGAAGCAGCAGTTGGTGAAGGTGGGAATCGCGCCGTCCCCCATCAGGATCGCGTTCGCGCAGAACATGATGGTGTCGCTGATCATGATGTTGCTGGAGCTGACTGCCAGGGCGTAGTTGTTGTTCACCGAGTTGGTAGCGAAGCGGCAGTTCTCGATGATGCTGTCGTCGCAGGAGTAGTAGGACGTGAAGTTGGTGTAGTCCGTGGTCATGCACAGCATGGCAGACCGGACGTTGTACTGATCGGGGTAATCGGTGGAGATCACCGCCAGGTCACCTGGCTGGTTCCAGAAGAACATGTGACCGAAGTAGTTACCGGTGGAGTTTCCTTTGATCCCCGGTGCGTGGGTGCCGTTGCCTGCGGAGTAGACCAAGCAAGAGGCGCGGAACGCGCCATCCAGGGTCAGGTGGCTCATCTTCAAGTAGCTAGAACAAGCCGCGTTGACGAAGGTGGTGTTAGTGCCGATGCCACCAGGCCCCAAGTACCGGATGATGGTATTATATTCGTTCTCGCCGGTGATGGTCATGTAATTGCGGAACGAAATGTCCCACGCGCTGTACATGCAATAAATGCCAGCTGGGAAGTACAGGGTCTTGATATGGCCCTGGTTCGGGACCTGCGAGGAGTCCTGTAAGGTCTTGCTGACGTCATAGAGCGGGAACAGGTCAGCCGTAGCGGCGTTGATTTCCGCCGACACATCGATGGTCATGTCAGCCTGCCAGGCGGCCCACCTGGCAGGTGTGAAATATTCCCACACACTAATGGTGGCGGCATTCTTGATGCTCTGATTAGTGGCAACCGCCCCGGGGTGTGGGGCCGTGTACGTGATGAGTGAGGCGTCCTGGGTAATGCCGCCACTGACCGACGGGGCCGAGTACACCAACTGGCCTTTCTTGTCCTGAATCAGAATGGAGTAGGACAACGACCCAGTCATGTACGCCATCGACGGAGACCCACCCCGTGAGATGTGCCCATTAAGTGTCCGGAGCGGCTGGGCAGCCGGGATGGTCAGTGCGGCGTCCCAATAAACTGGCACTGGGTTCTGCGTGGGCTCCAGATTTTCAACGCCAATGAAGATGAAGCCTGCGTCCAACGGGGACCCATCGGTGTTCACGAAGAGCGGGTAGGGCGGCTTAATGCCGTCAGTTGTGGACATGTTACTGCTCCTCAGCGGGGGTCGGGCTGTTCGGTGTGGTCTGCAACGCAAGCAGGCGCTTGAATATCGCACCTTCCTCCGCGCTGCCTGGCTTCACGATGGGCAGTTTCATGAGTAGGTTCCTCACAGGCGCCGACTCATAGAGACGCGCAAGGCCACCTACCGTAGCAGCCCCGGCAGTAGCCCCCATTGGGCCGCCCAGCGTCTTGCTTAGGAGGTCAACTGCGAGGATGGGAACTGCCTGCATGCCGTTCTGGGGTACATTGGCCGCCACGGAGGCGCGCCGGGTCAGGTCGAGCGCCCGCACTAGACCCTGAAGCCGTTGCTCGTCGGCCCCCTTGAAGAGGACACCTACGGGGGCACCCAACCGTTTGACCTCATTGGTGAACTTGTCCACGCTGAGATTGTCCGCCCCACCCGCCTTTTCTAAGGCCTTACTGAGAACCGCCATGCGGGCGTTAGCCTGACCCTGCGGGGTGAGATTACGGCTGAGGGCCGCTACGTCACTGGGCTTTTGGCTGAAGAGCATTTTCTGGACGACCTCAGGGGTTTGCTCACCTCGCTGAAGGACCCCACGCAGGGTGTCGTTCTTGAGCTCACCCGACATCTGTGAGAGCCGCTGATTCGCCACCATCCACTTGTTATAGTCCGGTGTGCCACCGGCCGTCTTGATGTAGGAACCAATGTCCTCCTTGAGCGGGTTGTAGATGGCGGTCAGGGCCTTCTCACCGATGTCACGAACGGACGTCAGCTCTGGGGCCTGAAACGCCTGGCCAATCTGTTTGCGTAGGGTCTCGATGTTACCTAGGTCCTGACCTTGGATGGCGGTCTTCCAATCCGTGAGTCGGTCAATGACGGGCTTCACAGCATCAGTCTTCAGCGCCGTGAGCTTGGCGATCTGGTTGTCGATCTCGCCCACCGTGCGGGTCACATCGACCGGACCAGCGTTAGCCAACTTACCTACCACATCAGACTTCATCACCGTGTATTTGGTAAGATCAGACCCACGCTTAGCCAGCAGATCGGCCATGACGTTGTCAGAGGCCTGGGCGACGTCACCAGCGCCGTACTCCGTCAGCAAATCTTTGACCGCCTGGACCCGGGTGGCTTGCTGCGCGCGGCGTGTGGCACCAGTCCCAACGAACGGGATCTTCTCGCCAGCGGTCTGGAGCCACTTGCTGGCGAAGGTGTCAGGAGGCAGCACGTCGGAGGTCATGGGCTTGATCCCCAGACCCTCCGCGTTCTGGACTGCGGTATCTAGCTGGTACGCGTTTTTCAGGGTCCTCGGTTGAGCCAGGGAACCACCGAGCAGACCTCCAGCGACCCCGGCGATCGTCTGGCCTGTGGGTCCGAACCCCATCTCCTTGGCGGTTTCAGAAGAGGCGCCCGCGGTAGCGGCACCAACTACTTGCTGGGTGGGGTTTTGCGCGAGGAGGTTACCAGCCGCTGCCTTGAGGGTGCCAGGGGCGGCCTGCTTCACCAACTGCTGCCCGAGACCCACGGTGCCAAGCGCGTTGGCACCAGTTTCAGCCGCAGCCTGCGTGACCCGTTCGGCGGTGGTCCGTGGTTTGCTGACCCCGAGCTTGTCCATGAGGAGGTTGAGGGCCCCTGACGGCGAGATCTGGTGGTACTTCGGGTCCACCCCCAGGTGGTCGAGGATGCTGTTGAGCCCGTCAGTGAGTGGGTCCCCGATCAACTTGAACCCAGCTACCACGGCAGGGCCCTCAGGGCCGACGGCGAGCGACGCAGCGTAGGGGCCAGCCCCACGGGTAGCGGCACCAGCCAGACCAGCCGCCGTGGTCTCAGGCGGTGCTGGGTTGGTAACTGAGTCAGGCAACGGTCCACCCACGACGTGCGACGGCACCATCTGAGGAGGTTGTGGCGGGGGCGTCTGGGCGTGCGACACCATCATGCCGTCCTGCATGGGTTGGGCCGACGCGGTAGGCTGGCCACTAGCTCGAGCCGCAGCGACCCGGTCCTTGAGCTCCTGCGAGTTGGGGTCCACGTGGTCCGGGATGTTCCGGATGGTGATCCCGTCCTTGGTGGTCAGGTCGTAGGGCATCTCAGTAGTCCACGGTGACGGTGCGTGGCTTTGCGGTGGGCGAGGCTCCAGGCAGGGTGTACTCAGGGGTCCCAGTGACCCCGTTCGTGGCTTCGTATCGATCTAGCCACTTCTTCGCTCCTGGGATGTCCTTGCCCGTCCACTTCTGAATAGACTTAAGTGCCTCGTAGGCGTCGGGGGTCAGCTGAGGTGGAGGTGGCTGGGCATTGGCCGAGAGTCCACGGAAGGCCTTGGTGTATTGTGCCTCGTTCTGGTTCAGCTTGGTGATGAGCATGCTGCTAAAGGCCTTGAGGTTCGCCTTACGCTCAGGCATCGGGCGGGACGGATCAATACGCTCCTTCCAACCCTCACGCTCGGCCATGGATCCCTGACCAGGCACGTAGGCTTTCGACATCTCAGGACCAATGCCTTCCACGAGGTCACGGACCTCTTGGACGATGGGGTTACCACCAGGTCCCTGCTCCGTCAACCACTGCCCAGCCTTGTTGAGGCCCTTGACCCCAGAGTCAGGCAGCTTCTGGAAGGCGTCCTTGAGGTGGCCGAGATGCCCAATGACGGTCATGATGGAGTTATTGGACTGTCCGATCTTGCCAGTGTCCATTTCCTTCTGGGCGTTCTGGCGTAAAGCGAAGGTCGCTTCGTTCAGGGTAGGGTCCTCAGCCCTGGCGGCGTTGATGGCAGCTCCTAGGATCGGGTCCTTGAGCTCCGACCGAGTGGGCCACTTGCCACGACCCTGCAAGAGGGCGATCTTGGCATTCTGGATGGCGGTTTCTTTGTCCACGCCCGCAGGCAGGCTACCGATCTGCACGAGAGGCTGCTTAGGGGCCGGAAGAGCCCCTTCCAGCTTCACCGGCTGGCCATTGGCGTCCTGCGCGAAGACCGCAGGCTTCCCGGTCTTAGGGTCGATTCCCTCATGCCAACCCTTCGGGCCCGGGGTAGGTTTTTCAGCATTGAGTTTGTCAGTCTCGGCCTCAGTCTTGGCGATGTCGGTCGGGGCCTTCTCGATCTTCACAAAATTCTCAGCATACTTTTCAGGACCAAGCACTGACGCCAGCAGGATCCCAGCTGAGGTGTTGAAGGCACTAGCACCTCCGGACTGAATGACCTTGATCATGTTCTCAGTGGCCACCGCGTCCTGTGGCTTCCCAGAGTTCTTCTGGGCGTCAGCCTGGGTCTGGAGCTGCTTGATGGCCGCATCGGTGTCACCGGCGTTCAAGGCTGCGTGGACCGGAAGCAACTGCGCCAACCGTGCCTGCTGCTGCTGGGTGGTGAGTTGATCTTGGCTGACCTTGAAGTCCTTGGCCAGGGAGGGGTACTTGATGGATAGTTTGAGAAGGGTGGCTGGGTCGGGGTTCTCAGCGGCCTGACCGAGCTCGAGCTGCATGGCAGCTTGCTGCTGGCGCTGAAGCGCCTCAATCTTGCTCTTGAGGACATCGTCGGAAATAGCCATGCCCTCCTTGACGCCGCCGAAGACGGTGCTGGACATGTCACCCTGCGGCGTCGGTTGCACAGCATAGTTGTGCGGCGTTTCGTTCCCACCGAAAATCCCGTAATTAGGCATCAGAACCACCCATTTGCTTTGCCATAGCCGCCGTAGGCCTTGGACAGTCCACCGAAGGCGCTATTCGTGAAATTCGCGTTTGCTTGGCCAATTGCAAGAATGCCTCCCGCCTGCGCGGTACCTTGGTTCCCGAGCAGGTTCGCTACGTTGGTGCCGGTCTGCATCCCGGCTGCCGCTTGGCCCGCGGCTGAGGCCTGCCCAATCTGCACCTGCGACCCAAGCTTGGCGTACTGATCATTGATGAGCTGGGTCAGGAGCTGCGGCCGGAACTGAGCGAGGGCCCCCTGGGTATTACCACCCCGGAGCCCGCCAGTCGCCGAGGCGTTCTGCAAAATGGCATTTTCACCCTGCTGGGTCATCGAGGCCATCTGCGGCGAGTTCTGAAGATTCGCGATGGCCTTCTGCTGGGCCTCGGGGCCGTTAAGCCCATTGAGATCATTTTGTGCTGATAGGGCGTTAGCACCAGAATCCACGTAGGGCTTTAAGAGCTCCTTGACTGCGTCGAACTGCCGTCCCTGCTCGTCGATACCAGCTTGCGCCGCGCCAACCTGCGCGTTAGCAGCCCCCTTCGCCGCCTGTTTGGCCTGGTTTGAGGCGATGGCCCCACCCACCACCGTGATCGCCGCGGCCCCTACGAACCCCCAGGTCATAACAACTCCTTTTTGGGCTCACATCCCAGCACATTTGGTGTTACCACACGGCTCTCAATAAGGGCCAGATCCTGGGTGTTATCAAGATTCAGGTGAGCTGAGAAGAACACCACGTGGGTTGATGCGTAGAGGAGAGGTTTTACGCCTCCCCTGACGACGGTCATGCACGGTCCTGTGATGGTCCTGAAGCCATCCTCGGTGAGGAAGGACACGGTTCCTGAGGCTACGATGAGCCCGTCGTCCTGGGCATGTATTTTCCCAGTCAAGAAGGTCTCGGCCTCCATCTCGAACTTACGAAAGTAGAGGTTCGGCACAAACATGTGCTCGGCCGGGATTAGGTCGATGGGTCCGAGCTGTGCCATGAGGCTCTCGGCCTGGTAGATGGCCCTCCGGACCTTATCGGGGTCGTGCTCCGTAGCACCAAACCCTGACTCCTCGACCCGATGGGTGATCATGCCGCCTCCACTGCGTGGGTGAGCGGCCGGCTGCTCGAAGGTCTCGGCCGTATCCATTATAGCCCCTATTCGACCTGGGCGTAAGCCCCGTTGACAGTAATTGCTGAATTTGCGTCCGACTTGACCTGTAAGGTGCCCCCTGTCTGCAAGGTCTGGCCCTGGGCCTCAAAGCAGTCATAGGTATCACCAGCCGCCACGGTCCGACCGCTGATAAGGGTGTTCGCCGCGGTAGGACTACCAGCAGCTGGCACCAGGTTGACGGTCACCGTCTGGGCGACCCCAGTAGTGTTGGTAAAGGTCAGCTTTTTGATCACCGCCGCGCTGTTCGTCGGTACCGTGAGGTAGGCCACCGACGCGGTAGTGAGCTGGGCCGAGGTGATGGTTTTTGTGGTGACAACTGACATGAAGGCTCCCTATGGGTTAGGTATTAACCGATCTTCCAGCTTGCACCGTCATGATAGACGGGGTAGGTGGCCGCGCCGGCGCCGTTGGCGGCTGAACCGAAAGCAGCTCCAGCGGAGTTGTTATTGATGAACGCCCGCATGCCCGCAGAACCAGCGGGCAGGGATGCAAACGCGACAGGTGTCTGGGATACGGGGTAGATACCGAATGAAGCCGCACCCGTGGCCCCATTGATCGAAAAGAAGACAAAGCTCCCGGTCTGGTCAACAATGTAAAGGTTCCCGGTCCCGGCCCAGAAGTAGGTGTTGGTCCCAATGTTGGATATGGCTTTGTAGCCGTTGGTCTGAAACCCTGCCGTGCTGTTAACACCGTTGATGGTCAGTGCCCCAATGCCAGTGTCACCAGCCTTGCTGATCGGCGTGAAGGTGAGGGCCCCAGTCACGTCACCGCTGGTCAAGGTCACGGCCCCAAAGCGCGTGTTGAACGAATCTACCTTGGACCCTGACAGGAACTTCTGGCCCTTGACCCAAGCCTTCGTGTTTCCTGGGTACTCGGTTTCCAACGCTTCCAACCGTGTTAGGACATTGTTGAGTTCATTCTTAGACCAGGCCTTGTCGGTTCCTGGGTAGGCTGTCGCGATGGCCTCAAGTTGGGCGGTGATCTTGTTAAGCACGGCGACGATTGTCGAGGTCGAAGCCTGCGGCAAGTCGTCGTAGGTGTTTCCACCACCGGTGACCGTGGACTCATCTACCGTAGAAAACAAATTCTCGAACTGCTTGATTGACTCGAAGTCCTCTAGGAAGGTCCCCAGTTGGCGCCTTGTGAGTTTCAACCGTGCTTGCGCCACCTTACACCGCCAGAGGTTCGAGCTGAACCTCAAGACGAATGAACGACAACCGCGCTGAGCTGTCCCCACGGAACCGCTGGACCCGCCAGTTCTGGGTCAAGCCCTGCTTACGCCACACCAGACGCGCATTCCGATCTCCACGGCTACTGACCCCGATGTACCGCTCTTGACTCCAGGTCTCACCATCGAGGGTGTAGGATGTGCTTACTTTGGGCTTGTCACCCAAGATCATTCGTCCAGGCAGACATACCAACTCAAGTTCTGTGAAGATGACCCCGTTGCCGTTGTTGTAGACAATGATTGTTCCAAACTCCCAGTAGACCTTCTGGCCCCAGTGTGAACCTACGTTTTGGGTCATATAACCCACCGCGGTCGACTGAGGGTCGGAAACTAACCATTGGTTATAGCACCATACAAAATTACGCGCCCGGTACTGGCTGAACCCAGATACCGCGGTCACATGCACGAACCAGATGGGGCCCCCGGCCGCCTCACCGGCAACACCATCGAAGATCAGGGTGCGGTCAGGCAGATGGACCAGCAGGTAGTGATTGTTTCGATCGATACGAGCCTCAAGCACGACCTTTGAGAGTTGGTCCTCAGTAAACGTCGCCAGAATGGTGTCGACCTCCTGGGTGCTGATCTTGGTGGCCGTAGCATTGACCCCAACATAAATCCCCGGCGGTTCATTTCGGCCGCCACCCACAAACGCGATGGCATCTAGGTAGACGCAGCAGGCGTGCGTGCCCACACAGCCCTTGGTGATCTGGGCGCCTGGGACAACTTGGAACGGGAACAGTGACCCGCCCACGTTGTCAAAGACCTCGATGGTGTAGCGGTTGACCGCGTAGACCTCGTTGCGGAGCTTTTTCAATGCCATGATGGGGTCAGGATCCGCCTCAGAGGACCCGTACTTCAGTGGGTTCACACTGAAGGGGTCCGTGAGCTCAGTGACGATAATGCTCGTGCCGTCCGTGGTCATGAAGTAACCACCGATGAAGATGACGTCTTTCACCACGCCTAGGTCCGGGTCGGTCACCTGTGACAAGGTAGCCCCGTCCCAGTAATAGAGCTTGCCACCTGCTGCGATCGCAAGACGGTCAAAGCTGTAGGTCATCGAAACTTGCTCAACCCCTGAGAGGTCACCGAACCCCAGCACCTGGGTGTTTCCCGAAGGTCCTACCCCAACCAACTTGGTGCCCATGACCCGGTGGCAGCGGCCGTTCCAGTTGATCCCACCACGCCCGACCCCCGGTCCAGTTCCGTTCTGGACGATGCCATCAGCCGGGCGCAGGTAGCCCTGGCTGATGCCGTTGTCCTTAGGAACTGGGACCAGGTTGATGGGGTATGACGACCGAAGCTCTGAGTGCTCATCGGTGTAGATCCCACTAAGGATGGGGATTTGGCTCATTGGACTACCCAATACGCCAGTTGGTACCGTCAGAGAAGACCGGTACAATGTTGGCGCCACCAGGCGCCACGATCGCACCAATGCCCGCTGTGAGGGTCGCGTTGGCGTCGGTCACCGTGGCCCTGGCCCCCGCACCAGCCGTGGCGGCCAGTGGAAGCGCGGCCACCGCGCACCCCGTGATCTTGACGAAACTAGATGCCGTGACCGAGGTGGCAGAAGCTACTCCTAAGATCGGGGTGACGAGGGTCGGCGAAATTGCGAATACATTAGCACCAGTGCCAGTCTCGTCTGTCAGAAGTGCCAGGAGGTTGGCGCTGCTCGGGGTCGTCAAGAACGCTGACCACGCTGCCACGTTGCTAGCCAGCACCGGGACCCCATTGGCCTTAAGGACCCCAGCACCCTTCGGAATTAGGTTGATGGAGATGTCTGTGTCGTTGCCAGTGGCACTCAGGCTAGGGGCACCACCTGCTGCAGCGTTCGTGGCCGTGAGTTCATTCACGGCTGACACAGTTGAAACCACCTTAAGCAGCTCGTTGCCGTTGGAGTCGTTGATGCTGCCAGTGAGCACCACCGTGGCGAACGCTGGGTTAGGACCGACAGTCTGACTCACGCAGTACCAGCACTTCTGGAGCGCGTTAAACCGCATCACGAAGAAGCCACCGGCGCCTAATGAGGTCGGAGCACCGACCAAGGTTGATCCGTTCCCAGCCAGCGTGAAAGTGGTGATCGTTTGGCTGGTGCAGACCGCAACCTGCTGACCATCAAAGCAACTTGCAGGTGGGGGCAGCGTGACCGTACCGGCCGCAAAGGTTCCGGTTGGGTTGAGGATCTCCCAAACGTTGGTAGCGTACCCAGACATCAGCAGGTTGAACCCACTCACGGTAGGCGCTGTGATGACCGTCGTGTAAACTGGATCCGCGAAGGTGGCTTGGATGAAGTCCATGAGCACTGACATAGATGCCTTGCGGCTGTCACCGTTGGCGGCGGACCACACCACCAGCTGATCGGCCGCAGACAGGCTCTGAACCTGTGAGAGCTGGTTAATAGTGGTCATAGATCCATCCTATTCAAAGGTGATGGCGCTGTCAGAACCAGCGTCGAGGTCGTCAGTAGGCTTAGGCAGAAACGTTCCACTCGTTCGGCGTGGCTTGTTGCCCGCCCCTGATGGGGTCGTCCGGGGGAACTGCATCTCGGGCGGGAAGCAGGCCCGTGCCAGCAAGGTGTTATAGCCAGCTTTGGCGGTCGTCTTGGTCTCGATAGCGACCGTCTTGCCCAGCTGCGGGGCGATGCGGATGCCGAGGTTCGTGATGATCGTCTCGTAGGCACTGTCGGGGACGTTGGTGGGTTCATCCAGGTCCCCATCCTTGGGGTTACCAGGGATGGGGTAGGACAGGCGTATCCCCTTGGCGTTCCACTCGGCCATCATGGCGTCCAAGCGCCTCATCGCGGATTCGAGGTCCTCCGGTTGGAGGTCAAAGTTGTAGCTGGCGATCCCCAGCTCCTCGTAGGCCCCTTCCACGAAGTTGCGCTTGGTGTAACCCATGTCAGGCCTCCAGGTTCTCTTGAATCAGGGCGGCTAAGCGAGCGTCACTCAGGTTCGGGTGGTACTTAAGTCCGAGCTCGGCAGCCTTGGCCTCAAGCTCTGCCCGTGTGGGTAGCGACTCATCGTCAGGTACGTCGTGGTCGGCGTAGTCGGGGAGGGTCGCCTCGGCCTTGGGGGCTTCAGCAGGGACCTCACCGACGGTGTCATACCAGTCGGTCTTCAGGGCCTTGGCATGCTCCTCCAAGGACCCGACCAGCTTGGTCTGCTTGCCAGGTCCGTGGACCCAGCGTGGGAAGTCATTCTCGGTCAGCACTTCTTGCCGCCCTTCATCCCACCCTTCTTAGGGGTAGCCTTCGGGCTCTTCTTGGGGGCCTTGCTCTTCTTGGCCATGAATGTCTCCTTGTGGATCGATCAGTTAGAAGGCGGGGAGGGCCCGAGGACCCTCCCCAGGTGTTCATGACTAGCTGACGCGGTAGGTGATAAAGGTATTCGCGGCGGTTTTGGTGGTCCGGAAGTGGCCGGAGGTCAGGGTGGCCACCGCGCCAGAGCCGACGATGGTATGACCAGCAGATGCGGTCACGGTGAAGCTGTTCGCGCCCGTGGCAATGGCGTACCAGTCAAAGGCATCACCAACGGCCAGATCGAAAGCGGCATCAGAAACAGTGCCGGTGTCGAGGGTGGCCACGACGGCTGCGGCCGTCGTGGAGGTAACGATCCCACCGCCGATGAGGGCGGAGGTCAGTGCGCCCGTGGCGTTCAGGGTGCCGGGCGTAGGTTGGTTCTTGACCTGCAGGAAGTCCTTGGCTTTGGGGGCGACGCCCTTAGCCCAATAGACGAGGCCCGCACCAGCTTCCACGATGATCGTGGCGCCGTTGGCGTAGGGGCCAAAGACCGTCTGGCCTGCGATGACGGTGCCAAGAAGGGCAGCGCCGGTGGGGAAGTTCGGGCTGTTGGGGGTGAGGTTCTTCTGGTAGACCTTGGCGTCCTGAGCCGTGGAGACGGCCAGGGAGCCAGCAGCGGCGACGACGATCTCGACGCTGCCGTTGGGGTAAACGATTCCGGACATGGGTGATCCTTTCGTTGAAGTTCAGGAGGAAGTTTCGGTGGCGGGTTCCAAACTGACTAGGTCTGAGAGAAGAGCATGATGCCGCTCATCTCAGGCTGCTTATTGACCACGCCGAACATGGTGTCCAAGCGGTACTTGGTCTTCATCGTGTTGATGTCGTACTGCTTCTGCAGCACCAGTTCGATGCCCTGGTCGGTGCTGGCCTTCATGACAGCGGCGCCGGCGTCGGTGGGCACGGCGTACCGGCCGGGCAGAATCTCGAGAGCATCCTTCTGCCAGAACACGTTGACAGGGGCCGCCACGGTGTTCAACCAGACGAGGGCACTGTTCGAGGCCTTGGTGTTGATGACGCAGTTCTGGTAAGACAACTCCTGGTCAGTCAGGCCCTGGCCCGTGATCATGGGCGGGGTGATGACCAGCGTGGTGCTGGAGGGCACACTGATGACACGGAAGGTCTTGAGCTGACCCGTGTCGCCCTTGGTGATGTGGTGGACAGCGTTGAGGGTGGCAACCGTGAAGGCGTCACCAGCCACGACGTTCGTGGTGCTGCTGACCGTGATGGTCTGGAAGCGGTTGTCAACGTTGGCCGTCTCACCCGTGGCCGCCACGGAGACGCTCTTCGGGGTGTAGTAGTTGGCTGCGGCGTCCAGGGTGGACATCGTGATGCCACCACCACCAGCGGCCGCCTGGAGGCGGTTCGCGTAATCCAGCTTGTAGGTCTCGAAGCTGGCGACCATGCCGACGTAGGCCCGCTCATAGGCCTTCACCGACTTGGGACCATCGAAGCTGCGGCTGGCCTTGGACAGGTCAGACGCCACGCCGTTGTAGTCACGGGTGCCAAGAGCGAGGTACCGGTCGAACTGCTGGACACCCTGCTCGTTCATGATTGCTTCGCACTGGGCCACATCGTCAAAGCCACCGGCAGCCGTGGTGCGCTTAACGACCAGGCTACCCTGGGCAGCGGCCACGTTCATCAGGGCCACGTTGATGTCCGAGGCGAGCTTCTGCTTGGCGGCGTCGCCGAGACGGCCTTCCTTCAGGCTGTCGCGGAGTTCGGTGGCCGACAGGATCCAGGGGCTGGACCGATTGAAGCCGATGGTAGCAGGCACGGCCAGCTGCATGCTGTCGTTGAAGTTCGTGGTCTGGTCAGTGCCACTGAAGGACTGAGCCACGAAGGGCTGCGGGCGCCAGATGATGTTGGCGGACCGTTCCATCTCGCTGGAGTCAGTGTTATAGATGCTGACGTTGCGGCTGAGAACGAGAGCGTCCTGGAAGCCCTCGAGCATCTGCTCAAAGGCGACCCGCTCTTCCTTGGAAAATGCATTGGACATGTTGGTTCCTTATCGGGTGATTTTGGCGTCGCGGAGCTTCTGCTTGTACTGGTGGACCTTAGTAAAGTCCCCAGTCTTAGCAGCCTCTTCACGAAGCCGGTCAAGGGTTGAGTCCACAGCGCCAGAAACGCCACGCGCAGCGGCGATGCGTTCCTCAGGCGGTGGGGCGGACGACTTCTTACTGACTTTCAACTGGGCCTCCAACTTGGCGACGGCGAACGTGAACTTGACGGCATCCTTAATGGCTGCCAGCTCCTGGGCCTTTTCAGGGTTCTTGCCGAGGGCATAGACCACGAGGGCTGGGTTCTCGGCCCCCTGGACGATGATGCCCTGCTGGGTGACGCTGAAGATGGTCTTCGCCTCGGCCTCGGCCTCGTCGAAGTCCTTAAGCCGTAGGTCCTGCTTAGCCTTCTGGTAGCCGTCAAGCTTGGCCTGCCACTCAGCCGTGGCCTTGGCCTCGGCATCCTGGAGCCCCTTGACGTGCTCGTCGTGCTGGCGCTTCTTGTCGTGCCACTCGTCGAGGGCCTTTGCAAACTCCTCCTCGTCGTAGTCGCAGCTGGCAAGGGTTGGTTTCACGGCCAGCTCGACTGGTTTGGGCTCAGCGGTGGTGGCCTTCAACTTCTCTTCTAGCTCTTTGATCCTGCGAGTGTCCTCGCGATTTTTCTTGCGGAGCTCACGGACCCACTCAGGTGCCTTCTTCTCCTCTTCCTCGGTGTCGACTGGCGTTGAGTCACCGATTGTAACTACCAGCTCACCGTCCTCAGTACCTTCATCAGCAGCTCCACCTTCGGGACTCTCGTCGGTGGCCGTGCCCTCAAGGACCTTGTCGTCGGCTTGGTCTTGCTTCAACTCGGTTGTCATTGGTTCATTCCTGGCTGCTCAGGGGAGGCAGCGGCCCCCTGGTCCCCGCTTGGTGCTGGTTCTTGCTGGTTTATGTTTGAGACGGCCTCACCGAGCTGGCGAGCCACGTCGAGCGCGTGGTTCTGAGCATCGATCGACAGGGCCGACATGACCTTTTCCGTATCAGCCTTCACCTTCTCGGTGTCAGCGACGATCTTGATGGTGTCGGCCTTGGCCCGGACCGCCTTGGCCTCCTCGTTGGCTGCCATGCTCTGCATAAGCTGGGCCTGAGGGTCAGGCTGCTGCTGGGCCTCCAGGGCGTCCATCGCCTTCTGCTCATCATCGGTGGGTTTGACGACCCCCATCTTCACGAGCTTCATGCGGAAGTAATCACGGACGTCACTGATCCCTTCACCCTCCATGTTCATCATGATCATGGCCTGCAGGACCTGCTGGGTCTCAGGGTCCTGGGTGATAGCCATCACGTTCGTCAGGTTCCGGATAATGGCTTCCCGCTTGCTCATCGAGGAAGGACCAACCTCAACCGCCACGTCCATCGAGGCGTCGGACATGTCGTTGACGACCTTGACCAGGCCAGTCTCTGGGTCCAGGATCGGCTTGGCCATCTCCACGGACCCGGCCTCCCCGCGGTCCCCGATGGTCTTCATCTTCCGGCCCTCTTCGCCGCCGGGGTAGATGTCCTTGGCCATGCTAAGCCAGATCTCGCCCGACCGGCGGACCGCCTTGGCCATGTTGCTGATGTAGATGAAAGCCTGCATGTCCAGGCGGGTCTGCACCAGCTCGATGGCTTTGCCGCTGATGTTCGAGATCATCTTATCAGCTCCCTGGGGGTTCCCAAGGATCTCCTGCATGTCCTGCTCAGTAAGCTGCAGCAGGGCCGACATGGCGGGTGGGATCTCCGGCGGCTTGGTGTACGCCAGCGGGCCAGACGGCAGCTCGTTCCCGTTGGGGTCCGTGATGGGGTTCAGCAGCAGATAGGGGTAGTTCTTCAGGTTGTCGTCCTGCCACATCAGCTGGTGACCGCTGATCTGCTGTGGCGTCAGGATCGGCTTGGAGACGCTGGACAGGGCCGAGATCTCACCCAACTTGGACAGCTGCATGTTCTTCAGCCGCTGCGGGTCCTTGGCCAACCGGACATGGCCCATGCACCTTTCGATGCCGTCCACGAACCAGCGCTTGCCGAACATGGGAACCACCGGGATGCACTTCCCCGCAATGCGTCCGCAGTCCTCGAGGACCTTACCGCCACTCATCAGGTACTTGTGGATCTTCCGAGTCTTGAGCTTCTTGGACGCTGTGACCTTCCACCCGGTAGCCAGGAGCTGCTTGGCAATGTCCTCGTCACCGTCGAGCTCACTCTGCAGGTAGACCTCGTCCTCACCCGTCAAGCTGGTGAAGGTGACCGCCATGTCCTTGGCCTCCTCGACCTTGTAGTACTCAGCGAGGTAGACCACATTGGGGGTGGCCCAATCAAACTGCCCCCCGGTCAGGTTGACCTTGGGCCACCCCGCGGGGTCATCGTTGTAGGCCTCCTTGTAGGCGGGCACCGTCATGGATGACAGCACAAAGCAGTGCTTCGCGTCAGCCTTGTCCTGCCTTTTGGCGTCCAGGTCGAAGAACACGCAGGAGTCAGCGTCGTAGATGGGCTCGAATCGGATCCGCTGACGTTCGTCCTCAGGGTCCTCCTCGTTCTCGTAGGTGGCCCTGAGCCGCCAGGCCCCGATGCCGCCGCCCACACCCTCCTCGAAGGCGTTGTCGTAGGCCTCCTCGGCGGCGCTGTCCTGCTCGTCCGAGCGGTAAAGGCCCGCAGCCACGTCGGCGAGCCCAGCATCCTCAGCCCCGTCCTTCGGCACAAACACCACATCGATCCGGTTGTTGCGATACTCGTTGAAGATCCGGATCACGGCCAGATGGACCTTGTTGACCTCGAACTTCGGCTTGTTCTCGAACTGCTCCCCTAGGCTCCCCTCCCACTGCGCCCCGGCGATGGAATAGAATCGGCGATCCTCCAGGCACTGCTGACGCTCCTCACGGACCGTGGCCTGGATCTCGTTGAATTGGCGGAGGGCCGTCTCATGGACTGCCTGCAGGCGGGACTCATTGGTCGGTCGTGCCATACGATCGGACCTCCGGGTAGATTATAGTGCCTACCGCCACCGATGGGCCGTGGGTAAAGGCACAAAAGATTCTTTTTTGGGCTTCGGCAGCACAATACCCCCAAAAAGCTCAGCCAGGACCCAGATCCATGCATCTGCCCGGTTGGGGGACCGATCACCAAGGTACCCGGAGGTCGAGAAAGCAGCCAGCTCGTCCTCGAGGGCGTTGTAGTCACCGACGTGCCGGACCCGCCCCTGCTCGTAGAGGGCGCTGAACGGCTCCGCCCGGATCGCCTTGCCCCGTGCCGCATTGACCGACTTGTATGGGGTCCCTGGCCGGGCCGTCATGATGACCTGCTTCACCATGGCACCCCCGTAGTTCTGCTCCCCCACGATGAGGTTCGCTTGATGGCGGTCGAAGGCGTTGACAGCCACACGGCCCCAGACCCCAGGACCTGCCTTTACGGTGCAGTCCTCAAGCAGGTACGCATTGCCGTCGAGCCCAAGGCCACCCACACAGATGCCGATGGCGTCGTTGTCGGGCGAATCCCCATCAGCCCCGCTGGGGTCCACCCCCACCACGACCCGGATGAAGTCAGGCAGTTGGTCAGGCTGGGTCCGCCACTTGTCAAAGTCCTCGTCGTGGAACAGGGCGTTGGGGGTGGCGTCCGCGAACTCCCCCTTGAGGAACCGTTTCTGGTGGCGGGCCGAGAGGCTCATCAGCGTCTCAAGGTAATCCTTGCTGATATTCTCGGTGTTGTCACCTGGGTTGATCTGGAAGAAGGCGTAGTCGTCGGGGTTCTTGACCGGCAACTTGGTCTCGTGATCACGCTTCTCCACGAAGAGGTTGTAGGACCAATGGGCCTTCGATGAAGGGTTGCAGTCGTAGTACATCCGGGTCCTCATCCTGGTGGGCTCGCGGCCCTGGATGATTTGATCCACCTGCTGGGCGAGACGGGTGACGGCGAGGTCACGACTGGACTTGGTGATCTGGCTGGCTTCATTGAGGTAGATGGTCACGAACTCCATGCCTAGGATCTTCTCGGTCCGTTCCTTGTCGTCGAGACCACCGAACCAGATCTGGCTGCCGTTCTCGAACTCCGCAAACCAGTCGGACTTGTCCACCCGGTGCTTGACCCCGGGGAAGCAGAGCCGCATGACCTTGGGAAACGTGTCCATGATGACCGATGCCTTGACAGCGTTGAAGCGAAATCGGAGGATGGCGTGGCGGCTGGCAGGGGCCTTGAGGGCCCGCATGACGACGTTCCGCACGAACAGGAACGTCTTGCCCGACCGGGACCCACCGAACAGCATGACGTGGGTGGCGTTACCGGCCACGACCGCCTGGGCCTCAAGCTGCTTGGCGGTGAACCTAAACCCCTTCTCCTTGGCCACGATGGGGCGGAGCGGGTCGGGCGGTGGGGG